AAGATTTAAGCATTCCACCAAACAGCGCAGTAGAGCTTGTTTCAGGTGGTGCTAAATTTGTAATGCAGAATACTGACATACTAAAAGTAGAGTCAGATACTGCAACAAGTGCTGATGTTTATGTTAGTGTAGTAGATTCAATTAGTGCATAGGAGGATAAATGGATAGTTTATACAATACAATATATATCGGTAACAAACCGGGCGCAGAACAAATTTATACACATGCGGAAACGCTCGACAATAAAGATATGGTTATTGAGTCAGCGGTTCTCGCTGGACCAGTAACTTTTACTAATACAATAACAGTAACAGGGACTTTGGTAATAGTATAATGTCAAAAATAGAAGTAGATCAGGTAGACCCGCAATCAGGCACAACCTTAACTTTAGGCACGTCTGGAGATACAGTTAGTATTCCTTCAGGAGTAACTTTAGCTAATGCAGGAACAGTTACAGGTATTCCAACCTCTGCTCTTACAGGAACAATTGCAACAGCACAAATTGCAGATGATGCAGTAACTTTAGCTAAAATGGCCCCAGGTACAGATGGTAATATTATTTCATATGATGCATCTGGTAATCCAGTTGCAGTTGCAACAGGAAGTGCAGGACAAATTTTAACTTCTGCTGGAGCAGGTGCTCCTCCGACTTTTGCAACAGCAGCAGCTGGTGGAAAAATTTTACAGGTAGTTCATTTTCAAAGAAATGGTACAACAAGTATTTCTAGTGGAAGTTTTGTTACAACTAATATAACTAAAGCTATAACTCCAAGTGCAAGTGACTCAAAAATTTTAGTTTTTGTTAATGGAGTTTTTAGTATGAATGTTAGTAGAGCAACTGTTTTTTCTGGAGTTTCTTTAAGAAGAACAATAGGAGGTACAACAACAATTTTACAAGGTGATGGAAATAATGATTTTCTTTGTAATAATGTTTTTGGTGCTTCTAATATGCAAATGGTTGGTAACTTTGTAATAAGTGACTTAGATTCGCCTAATACAACATCTGAAACCACTTATGAAATTTTTGCAAGAATTGAAACATCTGGAGAAGCTATTGTATATAATAATGGTAGTATGGGTTCTGTTATGACATTAATGGAAGTAGGAGCTTAAATAATGAAAACTGTTGATAAAATTATAAAAAGCATATTTGCAATAAATCCAACAGCTCAATTTACTTTTGAAGAAGAAGATATAGATAATATTCAATGGCTAAATGGAACAACACCAATTTCTAAATCTGATCTTGAAGCTAAAATGTTAACTATTGAAAATGAAATTGCACAAACAGAAACAGACAAAGAAAATAAAAAAGCATCTGGTAAACAAAAATTAAAAGACTTGGGATTAGATGATGACGAAGTGAAAGCGTTAATAGGAGCATAATGACAAGTAAAATAAAAGTAGATAACATAGAAAACCAATGCGGCGGTGCAGTAGTCACTAAATGTGGTGGAACAACTACAATCGCAGGAACTAATGTAAATGCAACTACAGTTACAGCAACTAATGTTGTTGGAAGTACTGCAGTAAAATCAAATGCAATTCAAGCAAGTGATGGCGGTAATTTAGTTAGTCAATCAGGTACAACTATTACACTTGGTGCAAGTGGTGACAATATTGTTTTAGCGGGTGGCGCAACGCAATCAGGTTTTGGTAGAACGGGGACAGTTAATTGGGTCACAACAGTTAAAACAACAGGCTTTACTGCAGTAAGTGGTGAAGGTTATTTTTGTAATACAGCAGGTGGAGCTTTTACAGTTACACTACCATCGTCACCTAGTGCTGGAGATATAGTTGCAGTTTCAGATTATGCAGCTACTTTTGATACAGCTAATTTAACACTTGGAAGAAATAGTTCCAATATTGGTGGACAAGCTCTCGATTCAATTTTATCAACAGAAGGAATAGCGGTTACATTAGTATTTATAGATGCAACAAAAGGATGGATTGTAACCGATTCAGGTCTACAATCAAATGCACCAGGACCAAAATATGTTGCAGCAACAGGTGGAACCATAACAACCATAGGTGATTTTAAAGTTCACGCTTTTACAGGACCAGGAACATTTTGTGTATCTTGTGCAGGAAATTCTGCAGGTTCTAGTGGTGTATCTAATTTTTTAGTAGTTGCAGGTGGTGGTGGAGGTAGTAAAGCTGATATAGGTGCTGGGGGTGGTGCTGGTGGTTTAAGAAATTTAAGTTGTGTATCAATTACAGCTCAAGGTTATCCTATTGTAGTTGGAGGTGGTGGTGCTCAACAACCTGCTTTTGGTCAAGGAAATAATGGAAGTAATTCAACAGGTATTAGTATTACCTCTACTGGCGGTGGCGGTGGCGGTGGATCAGCTCCTCCATATGTAGCAGAACCAGGAAGTCCCGGTGGGTCTGGCGGTGGCGGTGGAAATGCTGGTGGATCCGGAGGAAGTGGTAATACACCTCCAGTAAGTCCTCCTCAAGGAAATGATGGTGCACTTGGTGCAGGCGGAACTCCAACTCAACCCGGTGTAGGCGGTGGCGGTGGTGGAGCTAGTGCTGCAGCATCTCCTGTACCTGGTGGACCTCCAGTTGGTGGTATAGGTGGTGCAGGTTTAGATGTAAGTCCTTTCTTTGGAGCATCCCCTCAACCTTTTTATCAAGCAAATGAAACTGATAGAGGAGTTACAGTTGGTGGTCAATTTGCTGGCGGTGGTGGTGGAGCTGGAGATGGACCTGGCGGAGCAAATGGTGGACCTGGTGGTGTAGGTGGTGGTGGAAAAGGTTCTAGTCCAGGAAATTCTGCAGGATATGCAGGAACAGTAAACTCTGGCGGTGGTGGAGGTGGTGGAGAAAATACTAGAGCTCAAGGTGGCGCTGGAGGTTCGGGTATAGTATTAATTAAATATAAATTTCAAAATTAGGTAAATTATGAGTGAAGTAAAAGTAAATAAAATTAGTCCACGATCCGGAACAGATGTTACACTAGGTGATAGTGGCGATACGTTCACAATTCCTAGCGGTGCAACAATTAATAACCAAGGTACAGCAGTAAACTTTGGTGCAACAGGTTCGGCGTCTTGGGTAACAACAGTTAAGACGGGAGACTTTACAGCAGTTGCTGGTGAAGGATATTTTATAAATACAACAGGTGGTGAAGTAGATGTAGCATTACCAGCAGGTGTTGCTGGAGCAGTTGTTGCTATAAAAGATTACGCAGGAACTTTTGATACTAATAAAGTTACATTAGTTCAAAACGGTTCAGATAAAATTGGGGGTTCAACTGTTAATGCAACTTTAAGAGTAGAAGGTATTGCAGTTACATTAGTTTTTATAGATTCAACACAAGGTTGGCTAGTAACAGATTCAGGTTTACAAGATGAAGCACCAACATCACGATTTGTTACAGCAACAGGTGGAACAGTCACTTGTTCAGGAAATTTTAAAATTCATACATTTACAGGCCCGGGAATTTTTGCAGTATCTTGTGCAGGAAATGCAGCAGGTTCAACTGAAATAGAATATATAGTAGTAGGAGGTGGTGGTTCAATGCCTGGAATTAATCATAATAACACTCCAGCAGCAGGTGGTGGTGCAGGTGGATTTAGATTTGCCTCACCTTCTTTAGCTCCATTAACTTATCCAGCAAAACCTTTAGCTGCACCTGCAGGATTAACAGCTTCAGTAGCTAGTTTTCCAATAGTAATAGGTGCTGGTGGTGCAGGTGGTGCAGCAGGTCCACCCGCTGGACAAGCAGGAACAGATGGTTCTCCTGCAAGTTTTTCAACAATAACATCAGCAGGTGGAGGTCCTGGAGGTTATGCTAGTACTCCAGGTTCTAATGGTGGTTCAGGAGGCGGTCAAGGAGATCATCCTGGTGGATTTGGTAATGGTAATACACCTCCCGTAAGTCCATCTCAAGGAAATCCTGGAGGAATGTCTGTAACTAATCCATCAAACCCAGCGCCAGGTAATGGTAGTACTGGAACTGGAGGTGGTGGTGGTGCTATAGAAGCAGGTGCAAATGCTGGTGCTAACCCAACAAATCCAACTAGTGGTGGTGGTAAAGGTGGTGATGGTGCGGGAGTGCCTAATGCTTTTGGAACATCAGGAGAAAATTGTGGATCAAATTATTATTTTGCTGGTGGAGGAGGTGGTGGAGTTTATACACCAAACCCAGCAATAGCTCCTGGAGGACCAGGTGGTTTAGGTGGTGGAGGTACTGGTAAAAAAGGAACTGATTCTCCTAATTTTGGTACTGCTGGTACTACAAATACAGGAGGTGGTGGTGGTGCGCCTGGAGGTGCTTGTAGTCCTACAGTTGCAAAAGCAGGAAGTAATGGTGGCAGTGGTATTGTGATTATTAGATACAAATTTCAGTAGTTGAATGATAATTAAAAATAAGATATAAGGAGAAACATTATGGCACATTTTGCAAAACTAGGAGCTAACAGTAAAGTTATTCAAGTACTTACTTTGAATAATGGTGATATGTTAAACGCTGACGGCGTTGAAGATGAATCTGTAGGTCAACAATATTTAGAGACACACAATAATTGGCCAGCACAGATGTGGATTCAAACATCTTATAATACTTCTGGTGGAACTCATAAAGATGGTGGTACAGCATTAAGAGGAAACTACGCAGGTATAGGTTATACTTGGGACGAAGATGATCAAATTTTTTGGCCTAAAAAACCTTATGCATCTTGGGTAAAACATAATGCATCAGCTTCTTGGAAATCACCGATCGGTGATGCTCCAGCATTGACAGCTGAACAAGAATCACAAAATACAGCTGATACTCACGTTTGGCATTACGTCTGGAATGAAGCTAATACAACTTGGGACTTGACAGACAGCAAAGCATAAATTAAAAATGGTGGTGGTATGCAGAAGAAAGTCTTAACAGAACAATCATTATATTATGGTGATGTCGATATGCCCAAAGATTGGGATATTGACCGAGATAAATTATCAGGCGACATTTTACAATCAGTAATTCAAAACAAAAATTTTCCATTCTCACGAACTTGGGATATGTTAAATACATATATGCGAGATCACGTTGGTCTTGAGTATGGTTTTAGTTTAATTAACAAAGAAACGTGGGGAAATATTTATAAACCCAGCGAGACTACAATTCCTTTATTAAATATAGACCCAGTAGATTTACGTAACTCACCAGATTATACATTACTCTATGGTGTAAAAGTCAAAGATTGTAATGTTCGAATACATTATGAAGATAACAGACGTAAAGGTAGAAGTTGGGACATACCATTAGACAATAATCAATTTATAATGTTTCCATCAACGAATATGTATTACCTAACTAACAATCAAAAAGATTCATTAAACTTTGTACAAACAATAACTTATGAATATATCTAATTACTACTGGCATTTTCCTGCAGCACTCACACCAAAGTTTTGTGATGATGTAATAGCTTATGCAAATTCACAAGAAGAAGTAATGGCTAGAACAGGTGGC